AGTCAGTACAGCTATACCCACACCTTTGTCAATTGCGCCGTCAGTGGAATACGCCGTTTCGGCGATTTGTTGGTTTGGTAATTTCACCCGCCCGGTGAATGTCGGGCTAGCCAGAGGGGCTTTTAGAGCAACGTCCGCATCATCTAGTGTAGTAATATCTTGATCTACGATGCTGGCCACGTTGGCGTTACCTTCGATGGGGATAACAACTTTTACGGTAGAAACCATTTTAATTCTTCCTCAAATATGTACGCCCCTCGCGGGGCGTTATTGTTATTTCTTACCGATGAAAGCTCGGAAGTTGATACCCGTCGCAACTGTGCCAGCAACAACCATACTCAGTCGTACATACCTGTAAAGTGTGCCGCCTTCTTCGTTTCTAAAAGGTACTACATAACGACCGGAGGCGCTTAGCGCTGCGTCCATAGGCACAACAAGATTACCAAACACTTTCTTAGCAAGGCATACAGATGTTGAGGACATTGCTGCCACAGTGGATCCTTCCAGCGAGATTGTGTATATCTCGTTACCACTCGCAACTTCGCAAGCGGTCATGTCAATTACTAGATCAGCATCAACCATCCCAGCACCTAAGTCAATGATAGCACCGTCCGCGGAAGCATCGATAAGGCCTGCTCCTTTAAGCGAAGTGCTGTTGTCGTAAGTGTATTGTGAATATAAATTAGCCATTTTTAAAAATCCTCTGTTACGCTATGATTGCAGCATCTTTGATGTGTTTGACACGTGTCACTGCACGACCGTTGTACACTGCCATCCCAACGTACCACTCCACGCGTGTGCGCATGACTGGTTGTGTTTCAAGCTCGCCTAAATCACGAACGTTGATGGTGCCTTTTTGTAGACCGATCAAGCCTTGACCACCCATGCTTACAACGTAGATGGAGCATGCAACATCGGATCCACTTTCCGCTGCTTCTGTGAACGGTAGGATCGCGACCCCGTCGTTGTCAAGGTCTATAACTAGCAATGGTAAACCGTTGTACGCCATTACTCTTTTACCCATGTCATCCATACCGAAGGTGATGTGTCCACCAACCGCTGTATTACGCGCAGCTTGGGAGAAACGTCGAGCCATCGCCTTATTACATATGATATGTGTTGGGTTTAGTGTTTGATCGATCGCAGTATCAAGAATGTATAAAGACAGTGCGTCACCGCTTGCAGTAGTACCAGCTTTAATCAACTGAGCGCCAACTGTACGAACTTTCAAACCGTCAAACTCACGAGGATCTGATTGGTTGTCACCGTTAATGATTTTGTTAGTGATAGACAAAGCCAAAGCAGTTGCTTTCATTCTAACATGCTCGCCACGTACTTGTTGCCCTTCGGTATCTAGCGTAAATTTATCTACGTCTAAATCACCACCAGCAATCGCAAGACTTTCAGTTAGTGGGTTTAGTACACCGTTGCTCGCAACGTATGCTTCACCAACACCCCGAAAACCTACCCCCGGGTAATTCGCTTCACGTGTGTATTTAAGCGCGTTGCCCATGATATTTTTATATTGCATTGCAGCAAGCAGCGGGGATGAACCACTATAAATCTCGATGATTGCTTTATCTAGTTCAGTGCCGTTACCGATTTTTGCGGCTTCGGCTAAAGTTAAATATGCCATTTTTTAATTCTCTCTTAGTAAATTATTATCCAGCGCCGAGGGCAGCGTTTAGCCTGTCTACAACGTCCAGTTTCGGATTCTGTGCTTCACCAGTAGGTTTCGCAGCTTGTACACCGGCACCGCCAGTGGATTGTAAGCCATCACACAAAAAATCGTAGTTCTTTTTAGCGTAATCAGACAGCGTTTCTAGTTTATCTGAGATCATCTTTCCGTTCTCATCTATAACCTTGATACCGTCCTCTGTTAATTGCATACGGCTACGAAGTTCTTTAGCGAGCAGAGCAGCTTTTGCGGGGCTTGTTTTTGCAAGCTCCTGGGCAAGACGTAAAGCCTCAGCCATTACCCTACTTTCTTTCTTTTCGTTCTCGTATACGTTTAATCTTGTATCACGCTCATGTATCTCTGTATCTTTTAGCTCAAGCAGCTTTTTAAAGTCGCCTTCTGCCTCGGCCTTCGCTGTTATTGCTTTAGCTTCTGCATCTTTGGCTTTCATGTCAGATTGTTTTTTCTCGTCTAATACTTTGTCGTGAAAAGACTTAAGTCTGTCATTCTCGGCTTTCATAGCCTCATATTCTTTAATGTCCACTTTTACCTCGTCAATTACTATTTCCGGGGTTGTTGTATCGTTTGCTTGGTCAGTCATTATATATAATCCTCTACAGAGATTTATTACGATTGCCTACTGGCTTTTCGTTAATAGAATTATACAAGATATAAAATCAATTGTAAAGGATGTGTAAATTATATAAGTACTTGATTGTATTGTGAATATATTATGCACTATTTGTACGCAAAACTTGCTATTTAATAGCTATGTATCTATACTTATAGTATGGAGATAAGGTATTTAATTACTTTAGGGGGAACATCATGAATACTTACGTAGCAGTGGCCACAAAGTTAGGGAGCAATTTTGTAGAAGCGAGTGTGCGGGCGCATGATACAAGAAAGGCTGCAAGGGAATCGCTTAGACGACAATTGAAACGACACCCTGAAGCATACGCAAAAGGATTTAAAATTAGAACATACACCTCGAATGAGTTTGGCGGTGAAGAGTACTAAATAACAATCCCGTCGAAAGGCGGGCATTACAAGAGTGTATTTATTATGTGACTTAGGCACTAGCGGGACGAATAGATGGTAACATCGAAAGTCCGACGGCAGGAAACCATGGAGACATGGGATACGTGCGAATCGTACCAAACCCAAGCCACTCAATAAACACATTCATTATTAGGAGCAGCGAAAATGAACATCAAAAGACAAGCGCACAGTGAAGCACTTAAAGATTTGGTAGAAGTGTTGTCGATTGTAGCAGTGATAACAATATCAACAGATGCAGCTTGGTGTATTAGAGACTTACTAGTCAACGGTAACAGCATTGCGTTACTAATAATAGCTACTATCCTGTCATTGAGTGCTTTAGTGGCTACCATAGCCACTATTAAGTATCACAACAAGGCGATGAAAGTGATATTGTGCAGATTAGTAAAGGATAAGTTAAAGATATGCAAACACAAACATAAGTCAACAAAAGGAGCAATAAAATGAGATATTCAATAGCATACCAAGTTAAATTGGAAATAGATGTCGTTATACTAAAGCTGACTGAGGAATACTTTAAAAACTTAGCAAATCGATTGGGGTCACAAGTAATGGCAGGCGCTAGTAGTAACCACCTTATAGAATTTGTGGACGGGAGTAGGTTAGGCCTTAATAAATTAGGGCGTGTGTATGCAGAGTAACGTTTACACATTCTTTACACTGTAACCGCTTGAAGTGTACTATAATAATACTATAATTAATAGTAAGAAGACAATTAAGGGGAACAACATAAATGTACACGCGGATCCAATTTTAGGTTGCTATGTAAATGATCATGATTGTGCTGGCGTAGTTGTACGCGGGGCTGACTTTTTATCATATCTACGTACGCTCGACCATGCAATAGTCGCAGAGTTAACTCAAGAGCAAGCCGACCAAGTACACCTTGAATATGGAATAGAAGGGTTCATGTAATGGCCAACAAAATTATATTTATGGTTATTATGGTCGGGGGGATACTTTTTGGGGTGGAGGTAGGCCATGCTGATATAGTATACCAAGACTGTCGTGGTGAACTGTGTGAAACAAGAGTAGTGCAGGGGGTATGATATGTACGAACATAGTGGCTACGAATATGGTGTGTACAAAGAGAATGGAAACTGGGTTTACAAGATTTGGGGTGGGAAAGAAAGCTACTCGGTTGTTCGTGAGTATGCCGACTGGTTCGATTCCAGAGTTGTTGCAGAGAGAGAGGCTACGAGGCGTATCAACTCGTTAGAAAGTGGGGGGATTACTTAATTTTTGTGAAAAAGATATGTAAATCATCTTGTTTTTTTAGGTCGGCCACCGTATAAGGCACATAGTTGTGGTCAACAAACTTATCGAGGTGTGCACCTGCACGAAATAGATCACCCCGTGTAGAGCCTAGCACTTCGTTTTGAAAGGCTGCCCCCTGATTCTTGAGCCAACTATTATAATTACTCTGTGTACTCACACTTTCCACGCCCTCATCGCCCTTTGCGGGGCGTGTGCCGGTTTCTTCGCTGCCCTTGTCAAACTTCTTATCTACCACACCGATAAAAGTACAACGACAGTTAAAATGATAAGGGGGCGTTTCGAATTCTTCTGAACTAAACACTCTGCCGTCTAACACAGCGCACTCTATACAACATCTATCATCTAGTGTAGCCACCACCTGATACGATGTGATTATATCAATGTTAGCTTCATAAAACGCACTTCTTGCGGTTGATGCCACATGTGATGTAATTGTTTGGGCTAGTGTTTGTGCTTGTCGTGGTATAACTGTAGATGTTATAGTTGCAATCTTTCCTGCAATCTCTTGTGACGTCTGGCCTAGTGCAAAGCCTGTGCGGACAGCTTGTAATATACTGCTTGCTTGTTTAGACCCAAAC